ATACGGCGAGGGCCGCGCCCCCGGTCCCCGGGGCGCGGCCCTCTTGCTTAAACTGCTCAATTTTTCGTGCTCACGGTGCTCATTTCCCAGTGATCACTCGGACCACTTCTTAGTGAACATCAACAGCGCAAAGCCCCGTCGCGGGCGTGAAGCCGCCGAAGCAGGCGCCGCCCGAGTCGATGGCGCTTTCCGCGGACGAGGTTCGCAGGCTTTCCGCCTGGCTCGAAAGCCACGATGGAGACCCCTGCGCCGACGCCATCTCGCTGTGCCTCGACACCGGCCTTCGCCGAAGCGAGCTGGCCGGCCTGCGGGTGGGCGACTACAACCGCGCATTCGGCCAGATCAAGGTCGCCCGCGTGCTCGTCGAGACCCGCGGCGGCGTGGTCGAGAAGGAGCCGAAGAGCGGCACGTCCAAGCGCTGGGTGCCCGTGCCCGGGACGGCGGGCGAGCGGCTTTCGCGGCACATCGAATCGCAGCGGGAGCGCCTGGCGGAAAACGGGGTCGCGCAAGGCGATTCCACGCCGATGTTCGCGACGGACGGCGGCGCGGCCGTGCGGCCGAGCGATTTGACGGCCGCCTTCAGGGCCGCCGCGGACGCCGCGGGGCTGCCCAAGCGGCACCACCTGCACTCGCTGCGCCACACCTACGCGACCTACCTCCTGTCGACCGGCACGAGCTTCAAGGAGGCCCAGGAGCTTTTGGGGCACGCCAGCGCGACGACAACCCTCAACGTATACGGGCACGTGGTGCCCGGAAGAAAGACAGACGCCGCCGATGCGTACATCAGGTGGCGAGAAGGGAAATGACCATGAAGAAGAAGGAAATGGCGGCGCTGTTCGACGAGCTGGGCAGCGACGAATTCAAGTTGTGGAGCGAGCTGGATGGCTCGGCGATGGATGAAGCGAGCGTTCGAGAGATGCGAATCGCGAAGGCCGCCATATCGACCGCCTTCGCGTACTGCTCCGCCATCGCGGCAGGGCGCGGCCTCGTGTTCGTGGGCGAAAACGGGAAAGTTGACCGAGCCGTGACCCATTGGCTGCTCGCGCGTCAGGCGTTCGCAATGCTCGCGAAGGACTCGGAATGATGGAACGACGGGGGAACGACGGGCACGCCGCGGGCCGTTCCGCGGAGCGCCGGGAATGCCGACGCGAGCAGGGCGGATGCCGCAAGGCCGTCTATGCGTTCGGGCATGGAAAGGTAATGCATGGGAATGAGTGCGGGAAACGCCGCGGAGAACATCGCGGGAGGTGCGCGATATGAGCGGGCTGCTCTGCCTGGCGGTCGCCATCCTCGGCTTCGCCGGCGTGGTCGTGACGGTGTGCGTCATAGACCTCTTCGTGAGGGTGTCGCGCCTCGAAGACCGCGAGATGTATCCGCGCCTGTCGCCGTCGGTCTACGACCTCGACGAGGGAAAGCATGGAAGGAAGAGGAATGGGCATTTCTGAGAAGGTGAGCGAATCGCTCCTGGCGCAGCTCGACAGGCTCGAAGCGGTCGACGCGTCGAACGCCGACGCGCTGAGGATGGAGATATCGCGGGCCAAGGCGGTGCAGGGAATCACGTCGCAGCTCATAGCCAACGGCAACATGACGCTCGAAGCGTGCCGCCTGAAGCTTGAGTACGGCGAAGTGAAGGTGCCGAAGGGGCTTCTGGGATGACGCGCGGGGTTTGGGGCGAGCGCGAAGAGCGGTGGCTTCGCGAGAGGTACGCCTACGAGCACGCGCCGCAGCTCGTCGCCGAGTTCGAGCGGGAATTCGGCAAGAAGGTGAGCAAGGGGGCGCTCTACACCCGCGCGAACAAGCTCGGGCTGCTGAAGATGGCGCGCGACTTGCCGCCCAAGGCGGTGCGGCGAATCACTTGGTGCCGCGAGCCCGAGATGCAGGGGTGGATGGAGCGCAACGACCGCGGCCAATGCGAGACCGAGCTTTCGCGCGAATTCGCCGAGGCGTTCGGCTTCCCGCTGTCGCATCCGCAGATCTCGCTCTGGCGCTCGACGAACGGGAGGACCACGAAGCCGAGCCGCGGCGGTAGGAAGCGCCGCCCTGTCGGCTCCGAGCGCTACGACGAGCGCAAGGGCCACGTCCTGGTCAAGGTCGCGGAAAACCCGACGGCCCCTCAGACGAAGGACAATTGGCGGTTCAAGCACCACGTGGAGTACGAGAAGCATTTCGGCCCCATTCCCGATGGCTGCGACGTGGTGATGGCGAACCGCGACAAGCGGGACTTCCGCCCCGAGAACCTCGTCGCGGTGCCGCATCGGCTCATGTCTCGAATCAACTCGCCCGACAGCCCGCCGTGGGACGACGCCGAATCGCTCCGCGCGTGCGTCGCGTGGTGCGAGCTCGACGCGCGCGTCCATTCGGCGGAGATGGCCACGCCGCGCGAGTGCGGCGTGTGCGGCAAGACGTTCACGCCGCCGCCGAGCGCGATGCAGTCCGCGCACCTGCGGAACATGAAGACGTGCCCCGAGTGCCTCGCGGCGGGGAAGAAGAGCCGCGGCGAATCGAAGCGGGCCGAGCGCCGGACCTGCGAGGTGTGCGGAGAGCCGTACATGGCGCTTCGGAGGTCGCAGCGCCGTTGCCCGAGGTGCATCGAGGAGCTTCGGGGATGCACCGTCGAGTACCACAAAAGATGGCGCGAGCGGCATGGGATTGATTGAGGAGGAAGCGAATGAAGGAAATCGATACCGTATGCGCGGCCGATATGCTGCCCGTACGCGCCCACGAGGCAGATGCGGGAGCAGACCTCAAGGCGGCGCGCGACGTGGCAATCAGGCGGGGCGATACGGCCAAGGTGTCGACGGGTGTGCGCGTGAGCATCCCCGAGGGCTGCTTCGGCCTGCTGGCCGCGCGAAGTTCGCTTTGCGGGCGCGGCCTGATGATGCTCAACGGCGTCGGCATCATCGACAGCGGCTACACGGGAGAGGTGCAGGTGCCGCTCGCGAACATCGGCAATCTGACGCAGCGCGTCGCTGCGGGCGAGCGTATCGCCCAGCTGGTAATCCTGCCGTGCGAGCTGCCGACATTTCGCCGAGTAGATGAATTGGAAGAGACGGAGCGCGGCGAAGGCGGATTCGATTTGATTTCCGGAACCGTTACGGTTGATGGCAACTGGATAGAAACAGGCGTGCGTGAGACGGTCGATATTCATAAATGCGAGCGCTCGGCAATCGTGCCGGTCAAGATTGCCAAGCTTATCGAGCTTGAAGAGGCGGCGTGGGATGCTGGCAAGTGGGGAGACGACGCGGATTACGAGGTAGAGCTCGAGCATACCTTCGCCATCTTCGATTCGGACGCCGTCGACAAGGACGGCAACCCGATCGCAATGCTGCACTGCCATCGCTGCGGAAAAGGCGGTTGGGCCGACGTCGATTCCGTCACCAGGTATTGCCCCGATTGCGGCAGGGTGGTCGCGAATTGCAGAGAATGGCAAGAGGTGGGCGAGTGACGCATTTCAGCAGCTATAAAGTCACCTCCTCGCATCGCGGAAGGTACGACGAGAAGGAGCCGTATTCGCCGCCGCCTGTCGTGACGAGCTATTTCGACCCGGCGACAGGAGAGCCACGAGGCACGCGCGCCGAGCAGCCGCCTAAGCCGAAGAAGAAGCAGATGAAATCCCTTCAGCAGCAACGCCGCGAGGCGAGCGACAGGAACAAGAAGCCCGTGCTGCTCGACGGGGAATTGCAGGAAAGCGTGACCGAGGCGGCGCGGCTCATTGGCACAACCTGCTCGTCGCTCTCGCGCATCCTGCGCAACGGCGGTAGGGAATACAGAGGACATACGGTCGCTTACGCCGTAAAGGAGGAAACAAAATGTCAATAAACAAGGTAATCGTCACGGGAAACCTGACGCGCGACCCGGAGCTCCGCGAAACCGGGGACGGTCTCCAGATACTTTCTTTCGGCGTGGCCGTCAATGACCGCCGCAAGAACCAGCAGACCCAGCAGTGGGAAGACCGCCCGAACTTCGTGGACTGCGTCATGTTCGGCAACCGCGCGGCCAGCGTCGCCCGCTTCTTGTCCAAGGGCGCGAAGGTCGCCATCGAGGGCAAGCTGCGCTGGTCCCAATGGCAGGCGAAGGACGGAAGCGCTCGAAGCAAGCTGACCGTCGCCGTCGACGAAATCGAGTTCTTACAGCGTAAAGAGGACGGCCAGCGCGGCATGAGCGGCGAGACCGCCGCGGCGTATCGGGCGATGGGCGTAGCGCCGAATCAAGTCGCTCCCGCCGCGCCGCTCTACGAGGACGACGTTCCCTTCTGATTAATGGAGGAACTTTGATGCGATGCCCGCCTTTTGAGCGGGCATTTTCGCGTTTGGCGTGCATGTCGGTGTTACGCAGTATAGAATATGTAACACCGACATGAGAGGGGAAGAATGTCAGAGGAATTCGACGCGCTGAAGCGCTCGCGCGCTCGCGCGTATCTGGAAAGCGTCCGCGACCTGCGGTACACGCTTGACGCGCTGCAAGACGAAATCGAGATGGAACGCAAGGCTATGCAGCCGAAGGGCATGCGGTTCGACCGAATTGGCGGCTGCTCATCGGCGTACGCCGACGCCATTCCCGACGGCGTCGCCCGTCTAGAAGCGATGGCCGCGCGATACGTCGACGCGGAGCGCGCGTACATAGAGGCCGCGGATGGCGCGCACGCCGCCATAGCCGCCGCGAAATCGCCGAAGGGCGCGTCAATCCTGCTTCGGCGCTACCTGCTCGGCAAGCAATGGTGCGAGGTCGCCGCCGACGTGGGATGCAGCAAGTCGACGGCGCAGAGGCTCCACGACGAGGCGCTGCTCGACGTATACGACGCGATGCCGTTCGAGTGGCGCATCCCTCGCCAGCCCGCCATTTAATTCCGATAATGAGGCGAAATGACGCGCCGTGACGCGAAATGAGGCGTTTTGGGGCGCCATGACGCGCGCTAGGCATGCCATAGTGTCAAATGCGAAAGCCGTCCGAAAGAGGTCGGCTTTTTTCATTCTCCGCCGCCGCGTCTTTCTCTTCTCCTCTGCGCGGCGGCGACGCACGACGATCATCTACGGAGGCGGAATGACCCTTCTTGAGCTAGGCCGAATTGCGGCCAAGTACGAGACGGAGATGGCGCACGCCATGCTCTTCGCCGTCGCCGTGGCGAAATGCTACGAAGGTGGCAAATGGATAAAGGATATTGCCTGATGTGCGGCAACCTGCGCGACGTCTACGGCGGCGTGTGCAGGCAGTGCCAGGAGGACGCCCGCGTGACGCGCAACGCCGCGAGGCTTGAGCAAGACGCCCGGGCGCGCGCCAAGGAGCGGAAGGGCTCCCGCTGATGGCGACGAAGTCGCGCTACACGAACGGCCACGCGCGGCGCAAGGTCCGCGCCTGGCTCAAGGCGCAGGGCAGGCCGTGCTGGCTTTGCGGCCGGCCGATAGACTACTCGCTCCCGGCCGGCCATCCGATGAGCTTCGAGGTCGACGAGATAAGGCCGGCGTCGCGGGGCGGCTCGGTAGTCGACCCCGCGAACGTCGCGCCGGCGCATCGCATATGCAACGAGCGGCGCGGCAACAAGAGCGTCGCCGACATGAAGGCGGCGGCGGGGCCGCGCCCCCGCGACGTAGGATGCAAAACAAGCAGACGCTGGTGACCTGGGGGTATGCCCCTCCCACCCGTCATAGGGCGCGCCCGCGGGCATTGCGCCTTTTTTTCTCACCAAGTTCCAGCTTACCCAGCTCCAGAAGGAAGGGGGCGCACGCGATGGGGAAAGTCAGGAAGCTGAGCGACTCCGAGCGCAAGGCGATCGTCGCGATGTTTCCCCAGCTCGGAGTGACGGAAACGGCCCGCCGCGCCGGATGCTCCAAGTCGACCGTGCAGCGCGTCTGGTCGACCGACGGGCCGGGCGGGGAGGATACCCAGAAAACTTACCCAGGCGCGCTCTCGGCGCGGCAGCCCGAGACGACCGCGGAGCGGCTCACAGAGCTGCGCGGGATACTACGCGCCGCGCTCAACGACGCGCCGCCGCAGGCGGTCGCGGGGCTGTCCCGCGAGTACCGCGCGACCATCGAGGAGCTAGACAGATTGGAGGGCGGAAATGGAGGCGACCCCGTCGACAGCGCCCTCGACTCGATCGCGGCCAGAATCGCGGCGAAGATGCCTGCCCCGTAGGCACGTCTCGTCGCCGCGTGGCCGCGCCGACCTCCTCGACGAGGTCGTCGACTTCGCGAAGCTCATCGGATACGGGGTCGGCGATTGGCAGGAGACGCCGCTGCGCGACTGGTCGCGGCTGGACTCCCGCGGCAAATGGGTGCACCGCCGATGCGGGCTGTCCGTGCCGCGCCAGGCGGGCAAGTCGCACGACGCGATCATATGGGCCGCGTTCCTCGTGCTCGAAATGGGCTATTCGGTCCTTTGGACGGACCACAACTACTCGACCACGTGCGAGATGCTCGCGCGGTTCCGCAAGATTTTCGGGAAGCGCGTGGGCGACCCCGACGCGCACCGCGCGATAAACAGGCGCGTCTCCGACGCGAAATCGAAGACCGCGCAGGAGAGCTACGAGTTCGCCAACGGCGGCGTGCTCTGCTTCTCGACGCGAACCGACTCCGCGTCGCTCGGCTACAGCTTCGACGTGATCATCTACGACGAGGCGCAGCTCCTGACCAAATCGCAGGCGCAGACGTTGAACCCGACCACGACGCACGCGCCGCACAAGAACTCGCAGCTCGTCTACGTCGGCACGCCGACGCGAGCGGGCTGCGCCGCCGACCGTTTCAAGGAGCTTCGCGAGGAGGCGTGGGGCGACGAGCCGGGCGACGACATGTGCTGGCTCGAATACGGCGTCGACGAGGTCGGCGACCCGCTCGACGAGTCGCGGTGGTACCTGGCGAACCCGTCTCTCGCGGAAGGCCTCGTCGAGGTCGAGGACGTGCGCACCGGCGTCATGGGAATGAAGGGCGACGACCTCGCCATCGCCCAGGAGTACCTCGGCTATTGGCTCCCGCCGAGCGCGCAGACGGAAAGCCCGCTCATCGGCGAAGACCTGTGGCGCTCGACGCTCATCCCGCCCGAGGCGGTGCCCGCCAGGTTCTCGAAGCTCGCGTACGGCGTGAAGTTCAGCTCCGACGGCGGATCGGTCGCGCTCGCGGTCGCCGCGTCGGACGGTACGGCCGCCCATATCGAGCTCCCGTTCTGCGAGCCGACCGCCCGCGGGACGAAGTGGCTCGTCAACTGGCTCGCCGTGCGGGCGAACCAGGCGTGCTCCGTCGTCGTGGACGGCAAGAGCGGCGCCGGCTCGCTCTGCGACAGGCTGCAAGAGCTCGGAACGCCGAAGGGCTACGTCATAAGGCCGACGACCGACCAGGCCATCACCGCCGCGAACCTCATTTTCGAAGCCGCCGGCGACGGCGGGATAACGCACATCGAATGCCCCGCGCTCGACCTCTCCGCCGCGACGGCGACCCGCCGCGAGATAGGCAAGGGCGGCGGATGGGGCTTCGGCGGCGACAACTCGACGCCCATCGAGGCGGCCGGGCTCGCTCTGCTCGGGCTCGCAACATCCAAGAGAAACCCGAAGAGGAAGGCGAGAGTAACCTGATGGCAATCTCAATCCCCTATGCCGTCGCGTCCGCCGAAGGGCTTTCGGCGGAGCACCGCGAGACGGTGCTCGAACTGCTCAACAACTGGCAGTCGCACTACTCCGGCAACGTCGTGCGCTCGCAATACTACGAGGCCCGGAACATGCTCAAGGATTTGGGCATCGCCGTTCCGGATTCGCTGCAGGGCCTCGAAGTGGCCTGCGGCTGGGGATACAAATGCGTCGAGGTGATGCGCGACCACGTGTCTTTCGACGGGTTCACGTCCCCCGGGGACCACGACGCGGAGAAGCTCCTGAAGCAGGTCGCGCGCCGCAACTTCATGCCGACGCGCGTCGGGAAGGCCGTCAACTCGGCGCTCAAATACTGCTTCAGCATGTGGGTGGTCACTTCCGACGAGGAGGGCCACGCGCGCATATCGGCGTACCCTCCAACGCTTTGCACCGGCATTTGGGACGATGTCGGCGAATGCCTGTCGGCCGGCATGTGGGTCGTCTCGTTCGCGAAGGAGCGCGGCCGAAAGACGAATCGGCCCGATTGGGTCGACGTCATGCTCGACGACTGCCTCATCAGGCTCCGCGCCGACGGGGACGGCAGATGGTCCGCCGAGTACGTCGAGCACGGCCTCGGCATCGTGCCTATGTTCGTGATGCCGTACAACCCGGACGACGACCGGCCGTTCGGCGTGTCGCGCATAAACTCCGAGGTGCGCTGGCTCATAGACTGCGCCATGCGCGCGAGCGTGAACGAGGAGGTCGCCGCCGCCTTCGCCGCGTCGACGCAGAAATACCTGCTCGGCACCGACGGGGACGCCTTCGAGGACAAGACGAAATGGAGCGCGTTCATCGGCTCCATCTTCGAGGTCTCGATAAACAGCGAGGGGCAGATTCCCCAATTCGGCCAGCTCACGCAGCCGAGCATGCAGCCCATGACGGAGCATTTCTCGAACCTCTGCAAGCGCATGAGCGCCGCGACCGGCATCCACGCCGGCCAATTCGGAATCGTCGGGGACAACCCGAGCAGCGCCGACGCCATCTACCTGGAGAACTCGCCGCTCATCCTCAAATGCAAGACCTTCATCAAGGAGGCGAAGGCCGCGCTCTCCCGCGTGGCGATCGCGGCCGCCGCGACCGAGCTCGGGAAGAGCTACGCCGAGGCCGAAGAGGCCTGCGACGTGTCGGTCAACTTCCTCAACCCCGCGATGCCGACGCTCGCGCAGCAGACCGACAGCTCCATCAAGCTCGCGTCCGCCGTGGACGGCTTCGCCGGCACGCCGACGTTCTGGCGCCTGAACGGCCTGGACGACGACGAGGTGAGGAACGTCATGTCGGAGATAAGGCGCAACGTCACGCGCTCCGCCGCGTTCGACCTGATTTCCGGCGCTTCCCAAGATCAGGCGAAGACGGCGGCATCGGATGATTAGCTCGGCCGAGTTCGCGGCGTACAACCGCGCGGTCGCGCGAATCGGCGACAAGGCCGCGTCCGACGTCGAGGCATCCGTGCTCGCCTGGTGCCGCGCCAACGCCTCGGCGAGCGTGGCCGAGAAGCGCGAGGCCGCCAAGCTCATCATGGATGGGTACATCCAGGGGTACGACGACATCGCCGCGGAGTTCGCCGCCGAGTGGTACGACCACCGCGCGCAGAAGAGCGGCGTCGCGCTCGATCAGGCAATAACCATGACGACGTACAAGCCGGAATCCGTCGACGACGTAGCGCGGTACCAGGCGAAGAAGCTCGCTAAGGGCGGCGACGCCGAATTCGCGAAGGCGTGCGGGGAGTACGCCAGGAACGACGCCTTCCGCAGCCTGAACGAGACGATCATCGCGAACGTCGGCCGCGACAAGGACAGGGGCGCGAGATTCGCCCGCGTCCCGACGGGCTTCGAGACCTGCACGTTCTGCCTGATGCTCGCGAGCCGCGGCGCAGTCTACCACACGAGGAAATCCGCGGGCGAGTGGAAGCACTTCCACCGCGGATGCGACTGCAAGGTTGTTCCGAGCTTCGAGGACGACCCCTACGCCGAGGTGGTCGAGGGGGTCAAGCCGCGCGAGCTGCAAGAGCGGTACAAGGTGTTTAAGCAAATAGACTTGATGAAGACTCTGGATGATTCGAATAAAAAGGAACTCAAAGAAAGAGCGTTAAAGGTCGATGTTGGTTCGATTGCTGGGAAGAAGCTCGGGTCAGTCAAATACGTTAAACAACGAGATTTGCTTGAGGAACACGAGAAAGCGGGGATAGACTACCTTCTGCTGAATGGCTTCGATGTCGAGACCATAGTCGAAGATCCAGACGCTTCTGCAAACCTGGACATATCTATGAATGACGAGCTCTGGGAAATGAAAAATCTTACAAATTGCGCTAGCTCGGTCAGCAACCAAGTAAAAAGAGCGCGAATTAAATGGTTCAAACTCGGGCTCTCATCGCCATCTAGGTGCGTGTTCACCAATGAAGGCAATAGAGACGGATTCGGCGAAACGTGCGCGGCTCTCGAAAAGAGAAGGCGACACGGCGAGGTGTTCCTTGTTGTTTCGGGCAGTGGGGTTATTCATGTTTTGAAGGACAAATAAAACTGCGGCCGTGTCCCGATTCGAAGGTCGGGGCGTACCGCAGCTTTATGAGTAAATTTACTTGAATAAAGTTTACCATAAGTGAAGATTGTCGGAAAGAGGTAGCTCCGGGTTAGCTATATGGCTCAATAGAGACTATCTATAAATAAAAAAAGATGGTTCCAACACCAGACCGAGCCCGGAGCGGAGCCATCAAGCAATTGCATTTTATCACATCGGGGCGTGGCGGAACAGGCAGACGCGCCAGTTTCAGAGGCTGGTGGGAGCAAGTCCGTGCCGTTGTCCCAATGCCAAAAGAGGTCATGGAGGCCTATTGGCTGTCTCAACTAGGGATGCCTATTGAATTTCGCTGTGACTTTAAGCATATCAAAACCGACGGAAACACTTCCGATATCAAAGTTGGAGGGGTTACGTGCGATATGAAGCAGATTAAAAGCGCGAGCGTTAAGAAAATGAAGCGAAGGATTACTGAAAAGATACCGAGACAGGGGCCTGTATTCATGGTTGACATCAGCGAATCCCCGATGACGTTCAATGCCGCCGAAGCGGCGTTGTCTCAATTGCTCGATGACCCCTGTATCGAGAGAATCTATCTTACGAATGGTAAGAGAATAGAGGAGTTGAAAAAATAAGCACCCATTGGGCTACTCTGGCTCAGGTCGCCTGGGCTCCCTCTGGGTGCAAAGTAATTGTATCACAGCATCGGGGCGTGGCGGAACAGGCAGACGCACCAGTTTCAGAGGCTGGCGGGCGCAAGCCCTTGCGGGTTCGAATCCCGCCGCCCCGACCACACTCAATCATAGGAGGTATACCGAATGAAGCGTGACCTCGATCTCGTTCGCTCAATCCTCATGTACGTGGAGAACGCCGACGACGAGGTCGACGCGGACGACATGGCGACGGAGCGCTGGCCGATTGAGACGGTCGCGTACCACGTGAGGCTCATGGCCCACCACGGGCTTGTCGACGTGTCGCGGGACGCCAGGGACATGAACGGCAACACAATCGAGCTAACCGTGGCCGGCATCACTTGGGACGGCCAGGACTACCTCGACTCCATCAGGGAACCGAAGGTCTGGGGCAGGGTCAAGAAGACCCTCGCGGGCACGGTCGGGTCCACCACGCTGGACGTCGTGCGGCAGACGGCCTCCATGGTCGCTCTCGCCATGGTCAGGGAAGGCCTCGGCATATAGGCAAACGCAATAAAGCAATAACGCGATAAAGGCCCCATTCGGGGTCTTCGTTGATTCAAGCCATCCGCACGGGTGGCTTTTTTCATACACGGAAATGCCCCGCACGGGGCGAGACGAGGCGCCGCACGGCGCCGGACAGGAGGAAAGCATGGAGAACGCAGACCAGGACCCGGCAGGACAGCAGGCGCAGGCAGACCCGCAGCAGGCGGCGACCGACCCGCAGCAGGCCCATGGCGGCTCCGAGGGCAAGGACTACAAGGCCCTCTACGAGGACGCCGTCAAGGAGTCCCGCAAATGGGAGAAGCGCTCGAAGGACAACCTCGAGCAGCTCAACGCCCTGAAGCAGTCCCAGGGGAAGCCCGACCCGACCATCGAAGAGCGCCTCGCCGCGCTCGAGAAGGAGAACGGCGACCTCAAGGCGGCGTCGGCGCGCGCGAAGCTCGTCGATTCCGTGGCGAAGGCGACCGGGCTCGACCGCGCGATCGTCGCGACCCTGAGCGGAGCCGACGAGGAGTCGCTCACCGAGCAGGCCGAGGCGATCGCGGCCATCGCGAAGCCGCAGGGCGGCGCACCGCGCGTGCCCGAGGCCGGCCAGAAGCAGAAGCCAGGCAAGCCCTCCAAGAAGGACATCCTCGGAATCGAGGACAAGAAAGAACGCATGGCCGCCATCGCGGCCAACATCGACCTCTTCAAGTAAGGGGAGAAAGGGGCCAGAATGCCCGACATCAAGACCCTCGCAGCAGCACGCAACGTCGACCTCGTCGACACCTTCACCAAGTCCATCGCCAAGCTCGCGAAGATGCTCTCCGCCTGCGACCCAATCAAGGCGAACGTCGGCGAGACGCTGCACCAGAAGAAGATCACCGGCAAGCTCTCCGAGACCTCCTACGTCGAGGGGCAGGAGATCCCGGAGTCTAAGTACACCTGGGCCGACGTGGCGACCTACGAGGTCGCGATCAAGCCCTACCGCAAGAAGACCACCTTGCAGGAGATCAAGAAGCGCGGCTACGAGGCCGCCGTCGACGCGACCGATTCCGCGATGATCTCCGACATCCAGCGAGGCATCAAGAAGGACTTCGTCAACGTGCTCGCCGGCGAAGGCACCACCGCCGTCACCGGCAAGAACCTCGTCGCCACCGCCGCGAACGCGTGGGCCGCGCTCGACAACCTCGTCGAGGACTACTCCTTCGGCGACGTCGACGTCATCTACTTCGTGAACCCCGTCGACTTCGCGAAGCAGATCGCCGACTCCGAGGTCTTCTCCGCCTTCGGCATCTCCTACATCGAGAATTGGGCGGGCCTCGGCACGCTCGTGTCCACCGGCTCCGTCGCCGCCGGCACGATCTACGCCACCGTGAAGAACAACATCAAGGTCTACACCGCGAGCACCGAGGGCGACGACCTCTTCGGCTTCTACACCGACGAGTCCGGCTACATCGCCATCAACCATTCCAGCGAGCTGAAGAGCCTCGCATACGACACCGTCGCGTACACCGGCATCACCTTCTTCGCCGAGTACATCGACATGGTCGTGAAGGGAACCATCGCAGCAACCGTGTAAAAGGAGAGCAAATGATCGCAACCGTGACATACCCGTACCGAGACCGCGAGACGTACGAGATCCACCGCACCGGCGACGAGGTCGAGCTGACCCACGAGCGCTTCGCCGAGCTGTCCGCCGCAGGCTACGTCGACGCCGCCGAGCAGGCCGCCGAGCCCGAGCCTGAAGAGCCGGAGAAAGCCGAAGCGGACGAAGCCGACGAAGGGGCGCCCAAGGAAGCGAAGGACGTCCACGAGATGACGGCGGCGGAGATGCGCGCCGAAATCGAATCGATGGGCGGCTTCGCGCCGAAGAAGGCGACGAAGGCGCAGCTCGCCGAGCTTTTGGAGCAGCTGTGAGCGAGGGATTCGCGACCCTCGCGGACTACGAGATGAGGTATGGCGCGGTCGCCGACGGCGACGGGGACAAGGTCTCCGCGCTCCTGTCGGACGCGTGCGACATGCTGCTCGCGGCATACGAGTCGCGATGGGGCGAATACAGGCAGGGCGAGCACGGCGTATTCGACCGCGCCGCCTGCGCCGTGGCGTGCTCCATCGTCTCGCGGGCCGCGAACGTGCCGCTCGGCCTTGCCGGCGCCTCGCAGTACAGCCAGACCGCCGGCAGCTACAACGCGTCGGTCACGTTCGCCAACCCGACCGCCGAACTGTGGGTCGGCAAGGCCGACCTGAAGCGGCTGGGGCTGGCCGGGTGCCGAATCGGCAGCATCGACGCGATGACGGGGGCGGACCGTGCTTAATCTCATCCCGGACGAGGAGGTCGCCGTGATCCGCGATTCCGCGAGGCTCGACGACCTCGGCGAGCCAATCGACTCGCGGCCGTCCCGCGAGGCCGTGCGCTGCGTGGTGTGCCCCGGCCCCACCTCCGACTTGGGGGCGGCGCGGCCCAACGGCGCGAGAATCGCGTACACGCTGCATTTCCCGAAGACGTACAGGGGCGACCTTCGCGGCTGCTCGGTCGAGGTGCGCGGAGAGGCGTTCGACGTGGTCGGCGACCCGATGCGCACGACCGAGGCGGCGACGCCGGGCGCATGGAACATGGCCGTCGAGGTGGCGAGGGCGGATGGGTAGGTTCAAGGCGGACCGCGCGGGATACGCCGCGCTCATGAACTCGGCCCCCGTGCAATCCATGGTCGAGCGCAAGGCGCAGGCCGTGAAGGCCGCCGCGGACGCCGCGCTCTCGGAAGGCGGCTACGACTTCGAGGGCCACGAGGTGAAGGATTTCGACGGCGTCCTCGCGAGGGGGCGCGTCGTGCGCACGAAGACAGACCAGGCGCGCTACAGCGAGGCGAAGCGCAAGACGCTCTCGCGCGCGCTCGATTCGGCGAGGGGGTAGCGAATGGACGTTGAGGCGACGGTCGCGCGCAGGCTCGCGCAGACAACAGGAGCGCCCGCATACGTCGAGGTGCCGGGCGATATGCCCGACTCGTTCATCAGCGTCGAGCAGATCGGCGGCGGAGGCTCGATGTTCGAGCCGTGCAGGCTCGCCGTCGACTGCTGGGCGAAGAAGAAGGAGCGCAAGAAGGCCCGCGCGCTCGCCGAATCGGTGGCCGCGGCTGTGGCCGACCTCGACGAGGAGGCCAACTTCTTCCATCCGGAAGTGACGAATCTCTATCGCCAGAACGACCCGGACACGGGCCGCTCGCGGTACATCGTGCAGATCCAGATATGGGTCTGCGAATAGCAGAAAGGAAACAGCATGGCAGAAGCCAATGGCAACAACCAGGCGAACGTCAGCTCCGCGAAGGGCGTGAAGGGCGGCTATATCTTCTCCGCGCCCGAGGGGACGGCGCTCCCGACCGACATCAAGACGCCCCTCGACCCGGCATTCAAGTGCCTCGGCTTCATCAGCGAGGACGGCTACGTCGAGACCGTGGACGAGGACTCCGACGACATCCCCGACATGAACGGCGACATCATGGACTCGACCAACTCCAACCGAGTCGAGTCCGCGCAATTCACGCTCGCCGAGATCAAGGCCGAGACGCTCAAGCGCCAATACGGCGAGAAGAACGTGACCGACGCGAACGGCGTCATCACGGTCAAGCACAACTCGAACTCGCACGACATCTTCAGCTACGTGCTCGAGCTCGTGCTGAAGAACAACCGCCGCTGGCGCAAGGTCATCCCCGCCGGCAAGTCCGCGGAGCTCGACGACCTCAACATCTCCAGCTCCGAGCTTTGCCAGCGACCGCTGACGATGAAGTACCTGACCGACAAGGACGGCAACACCTGCTACGACTACTTCGAGTCGACCGAGACCACGGCGACCGCATAGCCGCAGAGGGGCAACAGCTTTTGGCGGGGCCGAGCGCCCCGCCTTTTTTCGCATGGAGGAAAGAATGGAAAAGAAGAAGCACGAAGTCGCGAAGGTCGAGTTCCGCGGCCAGGAATTCGACATCGACAAGACCGCCTTCGCGTCGCTGAAGGTGCAGACCGCGCTCAATCTCGGCGACAAGGACCCGCGCGCCGCGAACGAGGCGATGAACCTCATCTGCTGCGGGCGAGTGGTGGAGTACATCGGCCGCATCCCCGACGAGGGCGGCGCCCTTCCCGACGAGCTCGGATGCTCCGCCGAGGACTGGCAGGCCTTCACGGCCGCGATAGGCGAGGCGGTGGCGGCAAAAAACTGACGTCCTTCGCGCGCGACTGGCTCGACAACCGCGCCGACGTGGTCGCCGACTTCCGCCAATACTACGGAATCGACCTCCCAATCGAGCCGACCGACGACGACTGCTCGCGGTGGTCCCTGCTCTGGTACGCGCTGCCGCGCGAATCGCGCACTGCGCGCCGCCAGACGCCGGAGCTTCGGTGGAGCGAGGGGGAGTACATGCTCGCGATGGCGGTGCACGCGCTAGAGGTCATCGCATGGCAGAGGACGAAGGACGGCCAGCGCGGGCGCAACAAGCCGCATCCGCTGAAGACGCCCGCGGAGCGCGCGGAGGCGCAGCAGCACCGCGACAACGCGCTCGCGGCGCGCGAAGACATAGACGGCATTCTCGGAATGCACGAAGGAGGTGCGTAAATGGGGGCAGTCAACGTCGGCAGCGCGTCGGTCACGATCATGCCGACCATGAACGGCTTCGCCGGCAAGCTCAACAAGCAGCTCGGCAGCGCCGGCACGTCCGGCGGCTCGGCCTTCTCGAAGGCCTTCGGCGGGAAGGCCGTTGGCGCGGCGGGAGGAATCGTCTCGAAATTCAAGAGCGCCGGCACCTCCGCCGGCGCGCAGATGGGAACGGCGGCCGGCGCGGCGCTGAGCGCGAAGGGCGCCGCAATCGCGGGCGTCGCGGGCGGCATCGCCTCGGCGGCCGCGCAGAAAATCACGGCCGCGCTCTCTTCTCTGACAGGCGAGATAACGAACGCTTCCGACTCGGCGCAGAAATTCGCCAGCACGCTCGGGTTCGGCGGCGTGGACACCTCGACCATCGACGCCCTGACGGCCTCGACGCAGGACTATGCCGACAAGACCATTTACGACCTGGGCGACATCCGCAACACGACCGCGCAGCTGGCCGCCAACGGCGTGTCCGACTACGCGCAGCTGTCGGAGGCGGCGGGCAACCTCAACGCCGTGGCCGGCGGCAACGCGGCGACCTTCAAGAGCGTCGGCATGGTCCTGACGCAGACGGCGGGCGCCGGGAAGCTCACCACGGAGAACTGGAACCAGCTCGCCGACGCCATCCCCGGCGCGTCGGGCAAGCTCCAGGAGGCCATGAAGGCCAACGGCGCGTACACCGGCAACTTCCGCGACGCCATGGAGAAGGGCGAGATATCCGCCGAGGAATTCAACCAGGCGATCATGCAGCTCGGCATGACCGACGTCGCCAAGGCGGCGGCGACCTCGACGGCGACATTCGAGGGCGCGATGGGCAACCTGGAGGCATCGGCCGTCACGGCCGGCGCGAAGGTCCTCGACGCGTTCAAGCCGCTCCTCACCGGCGGCATGGCCTCGGCTGGAGAGGCAATCGACAGCATCGGCGATTCGGTCGCCGATTTCCTCTCGAAATGCCAGGACAACGGCGCGATACAGGCGCTCTCGGACGACGTGTCGCTCCTCGGCGGCGCGGCGCTCGACGCGATTGGCGCGGTAGGAAGCCTCGTTGGCGCGGTGCTCGGCATCGAGCCCGGGGCCGACGGCGCGGCCGACGCGGCGGATTCGTTCAAGGGCGCGCTCGATGCGGCGCATCCCGCGATCCAGGGAGTCGCCGACGCGGCGTCATGGCTCAGGGACGACGCGGCGAAGGCCGCGCCCGCGGTGCGGGCGCTCGCGGCCGGGTTCGTGCTCATGAAGGCGGCGTCGGCCGTCGCGGGCGCCGTGAAGTCGCTCTCCGGCACGCTGACCGCCGTCTCGACGCTCTCGACCTTCGCAGCCGGCGGCCTGACCGCCATGGCGGGCGGCGAGACCGCCGCGGGAACGGCGGCGAGCCTGTCCGCCGGGCAGGTGCTCGCGCTCGGGGCGGCGGTGCTCATGGTCGGGGCGGGAGTGGCGCTCGCGGCGGCGGGCATCCTCCTTCTGGCGACGGGCTGGCTCTTAGACACATCTGACGCTGCCGACGAGCTTACGCGTGTAGACCTCG